CCAAGCGATCACAAAGAAAAGTTCCTAACGTACGTTAACAGCGACCCTATGAACGGCAATTACCGTGAGCTAGAACAACTAATGTTACGATATGAAGTTCTAGAACAACTACCCGGCTGACTTCATGTGCTAGAAAATAAAAAACACAAAAGATAACAAATCTGGCACGATTCCTGCTTTATATAAGATGTCCGGCCCCAATCGGGGGCTTTAGAAGATAAGTTGGAGCCTAACATAACATAACATAATACCTATGGCACAATACATAGAACAAGAGTACAAGGACGGTGACTGGAAGGGATTCAAGTTTACCGTGAAGCAGTTCGATAGCACAGCGGAAGCCGTTGATTCTATCGGAGAAGACAACATCCTATCGTTAGTGAATCAGCAGTTCGCTAGCCGCATTCGCGCTAAGGTAAAGAACTCTTTACCGAAGGGCTTGAGCGGTGAAGATCTGACTGCATCACAGCAACGCCTGACAGATAAGCACGTCGATGGTTTGCTATTCTCGCAGGAGGATGTCGATAAGTGGCGACCTGACCAGCGTGAGCTTACGCCTACTGCGCTATTCAAGATGGCGAAGGAAGCGTTCAAGGCTAACGATAACGTCAAGGGCGCTGAGTTGCTAACCAAGATGCAAGAGCTTTTAGAAGCTGCATAGGATAGCAAGTGCATTGTAAGGTAGGCTAGCAATGGCCTACCTTACTTTTGCATCTTTTACGATAACACCGTTAACATGACAGATGACATTGACATCGTAGTAGGTAAGTTAAAACGTTCAGAAGTTACGGCCAAGCCTAAAGCAAACCGTAGCAGCTATAATGAGAACAGCGCAGAGATGATACGGCCCATCATAGACAAACTCTTAGACGAAACAAAAGATGTGTTTGTGCCGTGCGCCGACACAGGCTACAGCGCTGGTACATTATACGTTAAGCTGAATGACGGACTACTATGGCTCATGCACAACGACAAGAGCGAACGTAACACAGACTACCGCTACTTGCGTACACAAATATCCATGCGTAAGCTAACTGAAGGTGTTCTTATATACTTCAAGGAAGCGATACGTACCGTGCGGCAGAAGACGTTAGACGGGCGCACGTTAAAAGTTGCCACAAGTGATAGCATAAAGTGGCGGCACGACATACTCACATGGCTACAGTCTGCACAAGACGGTGAGCTATTCTCACGTGAGGATATAGGTATAACAGAAGCAGATAAGCAATGGGTACATGATACGATAGCTACCCAAGCACCTGACGCAGAAGTTATTTTCTCAGACACAGGACTTCGTATGATACGTTAACATGGAAGCAGATTCAATCGGCCCCTTGCTATACATAGGGGCATTTATAATATTCTACTTACGATACACTAGACAACGACGGTGACAATAGAAGAACTACTTAACTGCGATGTTACATCGCTAGAGGCTATGGCAGACGATGAGTTGTTGGAACATTTCAAACCATATCTTATCGTCTGCCAGCCACCGTTAGACGACAACGTGAAGGTAGTTAAAGGGCCAAAACGTAAGCGTAAGACATCCATATCAGTTAGAGAGAAGCGTACGTTAGAAGAGCAGATGCACGAGCTAGCTGACCTGCATAACGTAGAACTAGATGAAGGCGCAGATTTATTACCACCAAACTTAAAATGACTACAACCTTGCACAAAACAAATGACGGTCGTTACATAATTAAGATAGACGCATCGCTCTACAATCAGAGCGCCTGTCCACGGCGCTTGTGGTACATGGGCGGCAGAGGTTTAACTTATGATACGAAGTCACACAAGATGGAGTACGGCACAGCGTTTCACAAGGCGCTGCAAGAATACTACACAACGGGCAATACTAAGAAAGCTCTTGCCGTAGCTATCGAACATTACGAACAGCCAGACATCTACGTACCAGACAATGACTTCCGTGACATAGGACATCTGGCTGCTACGTTACAGCAGTACTTCATGGCGTACGAAAAGCTGGACGGCTTCAAGCCAGACATGGGCGAAGAAGGCCCATTGTTAGAACAACGCTTTGCTATACCATACGACACAGATGGTGAGCGTATTGACGTTGTGTTGTGCGGTACGATAGACATGATAGGTAGATTCAACGGCATACCTGTGCTAGTAGATCACAAGACTACAGCACTCATGCAAGTCGAGAAGTATCTTGAAGGCTACCAAAACTCTCCACAGATGATGATGTACACTATGATATACAAGCACCTGTTTCCTGACGAAAGCAGAGGCGTAGTTATCAATGGCATCTTCATATCACGTAGCGGCAAGAGCAAGTTTCGACGCTCAACAATCATTACGTTCCCCGATCATGTGCTAACAGAGTTCGAGAATCACTTACGAGAGACAGCACAGTTCTTCATGAGCGGCTTGCGGCGTGTGTTAGATGAGGGCGCTTACGCAGAAGATGTCTTCCTGCCTAACTTCACTTGCTGCCAGACAAAGTTTGGCGAGTGTAACTTCTCGCCTGTATGCACCACGCCACGTGCAGATGATCGTGAGACTATCATAGGCTCGCTCTTCTCCACAACGAACACCTACGATCCACTAAACTTTCAAAAATGACAGACCAAGAGATACGCGACGCAGCTTTACGTGAGTTTAAAATACTTGCACCGCGCAAGTTCAACGCTGGCATAGCAGAACACAATCCTGATGGTACAAAAGGAATGTGGCTTATGACTTCAAGGCAACTTGTAGATAACGCGGAGGAAGAAGTAATAGATCTTTGGCACTACATACAGGTGCTTAAAGCAAAAATAAAAGAGCAAGACGCTCTCATACTACAACTAAAACGAACGATAGCAAAACAAGCACAATGAAAGATGAACAAGTATTAGCAATAGTAGATGCTATAAAAGATATAGGATACACTCTAAGCCACACGCTTGGGGATAGTGAAACAGGAAAGAATAACGGTAACGTAGGTAACATTATGTTTTCTATGGATAGGATGAGTGACAACATAGCGGAAATAAATGAACGCCTAAAAGTCCTCGATGACTCTGTTGTTGCCGTAGCACAAACCATACACGACAAATGAGCAAAGCAATAATAGGTATCGTAGGTGGTAGCGGCACGGGTAAGTCCACGTCGCTACGCAACCTACCACCAGAGAAAACATACATAATAGATCTTGAGCGTAAGGGTATGCCCTTTCCCAAGAAGTTCCCCTACATAGCATCCTGCTCACACACTACAGAGTTCGATGCTGCGCTGAAGACTGCCCTAGCAGACGAAAGCTGCGAGGTTATAGTTATTGAGTCGTTCACGAAGTACGTTGAGATACTTCACACACTAGCAGATAAGTCTTTCAAAGGCTTTGATATATGGAACTACTACAATAAGGAGATTCGTACTATGCTAGACAAGGTTAAGAACGATCATGCTGTTGTGATATTCACAGCAATTGATGAGATAGTGGAGCTAGTACAGCCCAGCGGTAGCACGTCTAACGTGCGCCGCATTAAGGTGCAAGGCAAGCAACACGCAGGTTGCGTAGAGAAAGAGTTCCTTATGGTACTGTTCACAGAAGTCAGGCGCGACAAAGATGGTAACACACGCTACGTCTTCCAGACTAACAGCGACGGTATCACCTCCGCTAAGACTCCAATGGGTATGTTTGATGAAGCATACATAGACAACGACATTAACGCAGTCATAGAGGCTGCAAAAAACTATTACGACAAATGAAATGGCCAACAGACGGACTATACATTGACGAACTGATCGACAAGCTGTTGAAGAAGTTCAAAAAACCACGTAGCGGATACCAAGATAATATGAAATCTAAGCTGCTAAAGCTAAAGCAAGCATCAGCAGACGCTAACATAACAACAATCGATGACTTAACAGACTACTTACATGAGCGATACTAAAATGAATGATACTCAAAAAGAGTACGCAGAGATGACTGTATCATTAGCAGAAGCCGCTAATATGCAGATTAAGAACATAGCAACAAAGCTAAAGATCAAATATTCTGATGCAGCTAGGTTGTTTCAAATTGTAACTGAAGACAAGTTAGTATATATGCTAACTCAAATGACTTCTCCTGATGGCAATAGGAGTGCGGCCCCAGAAGAATCCAAACAAGACACTCCCTAACATAAACATAAATACATAATATGGCAATCATCAACTTAGATGAGATCGCAGATAGCGTAAGACCCTATCTGAAGAAGGACACGTATGCGGCAAGAATACTTAGTGCCGAGTTTACGCAAAGCAAGGCCGGTGCGCCTATGATAGTAATGCAGTGGGAGGTAGTAGCTCCTGAAGCAGTTGAAGACAACGACGGCAAGCTCATACGAATTGCAGGTTTGCAGTTCCGTGACTATCTGTCGTTTAGCGAGAAGGCTATGGATATAACCATGCGCCGTATCAAGGGTTTGCACAAGGCGTTAGAACTCCCTCCAGAGTTCGACGACGAAGACCCTGACGTAGACCAGTACAGTGGTTTGGCTGCTGACGTTACGATAGAGACTGAGCAGCAAGCACAGAAAACAGAGGATGGCTCGCCTGTCCTCAATGGTGACGGCGATCCTGTCATGAACAATAACTACCGTTTGAAGCGAGTGTTGCGGTTGAACGAAGAGCATACGTTATAGTCAGAACGCTTCTAGACTATATGTGGAACGTAGTGGTACACAGCGGCTATTAAGATGCTGCGGGAGTCTGTTAGGTATTTCACTCCTCATTGATCGCCACTACGTTCTCTTTGAATTTTTAGCTAGGCTAGGTAAACTGTTTCTATTGGTTTGTGGTTTTTTATGCGGTTGGTTGTCCGTGACTAGCCTAGTGTTTTTTAAAGGAGATGCCAGAAACAATAAGACATACGTTAGCACAGTTGCCGTACAGGGATTTAACTGTTGTGCTGGGCAAGCCGTCCCGCTTTGACCGCGCACAACTACTCAGCGGCTACGCTGGGCAGATATTCTACAACGCACTCCAGCCCATCCCTCGACAGGCGGTTGACGTTGTGCTAGCCGATGCCCTTGATAAGGGCGAAGTTAACATACGCGAAGGTACGAAAGTTGTACTGCTGCTAGGACAAGATGCCCTTGATATGTTCAAGCGCGGAGTTACGATAGACGAACAACGTGGCTGCCCATTTGTAGAAGACGGCGTTACGTACGTAGCAACGTACGAACCACAAGAAGCCGTTGACCGCATGGCATACTTCAACCCGAACGATGTAGGAGATGGGAAGGGCGGCGATGATAAGGGATGGCACGGCAAGACGCGACGGCCCAATCGTAAGTTCTGGCTTGGGCGAGATGTCAAGAAAGCTGTAGCGTATCTCAAAGTGCCGCCCGTTATAACTGTTGCCGAGCATATCTTATGGCCCCGCGCTGATGAAGTTATCAAGCTGCTTGCATCTGCGAAAGGCAAGACACTTTACTTTGACGTAGAAACTAACCGTGAGCTAGAGATGACTTGCTTTGGTTTCTCGTTTGATGCAGAGCGTGCGTGGTGTGTGCCTATGGTAACGTCACCTTGGGCAGGTTATTATTACGAAGACACAGCACGTATCTTACGCGCCTTAGCTATAGCATTCCGCGACAACACCGTAGTCATCCACAACGCCCTCTTTGATCTCTTCGTCCTCGCGTACAAGTACGGCATCCCTGCACCGCCCAGCGTATACGATACCATGCTAGCACACCACCGGCTCTTTCCAGAGGTTGAGAAATCTCTCGGCCATTGCCTAGCACTGTACACAGATCAGCCCTATCACAAGAACGAGGGCGTGTTCGAGCCTAAGAACGCTAGCCAACAGCAACAGCTTTATGAGTACAACGCAAAGGATGTCATCAGTCTAGCGTTACTCAAGCCGCAAATAGATGAGACTGCCAAGAACTTTAAAGCCGTCGATAGCATCCGTCAAGTTAACGCTAGCGTTGTGCCGTATCTAACTGCCATGTTGCAAGGCATACGCTATGACGACGACAAGCTACATGACATCGTAACGCACAACGACCGTTACCAGAATGAACTGCTACGCTTCTTGCGTCTGCTAACGGGCGGCGATCTTAATCCCAATAGCCCGAAGCAAGTCGCTAACTACTTGTACGGGCGCTTAGGCTACCAGCGCCCTAACAAAGATGTCACTAGTGAAAGGGTTCTGTTGCAGCTACGCTTGAAGCATCCTGAGAATCCTATCATCAGCATCATACTGCGCTACCGCGCAACTGCAAAAGAAAGCGGCCAGCTAAAGTTCCCGCCGTGGGAGCCACAAGATCACAAGCGCATCACAACCTCCTACAACCTAGCTGGCACAACCTCCTACCGGCTAGCTTCACGGCGCTTGCTGAACAAGTGGGGTACTAACGTACAGAATTTCCCCAAAAAATTGCGCAAGCTGTTCGTAGCTGATCCCGGCAACGTGTTCGTGCAAGCTGACCAAGCTGGTGCGGAAGCACTTGTTGTAAGCTACCTCTGTACTACAGGCAACTTCCGCAGGTTGTTTGATAACGGTGTGAAGTCTCATGTGTATGTTGCCCTGCGTCTGTTTGAGGATGTCTGGTCTTCTGAGATGGGCGAGAGCATGAAGCCGTATATAGAAGCACCTGTGCATGAGCTAGTGAAGATGCCGCGCTGGAAGGAGCTACGTGATCTTATAGCCAGCAGTGACAACTGGAGCGCGGACAAGCGTTACTACTTCATGGCAAAGATGATATGCCACGCTAGCAACTACGGTATGAAAGCGCCGACGTTCCGTGTGAATGTCTTACAGAAGTCACAGGGCGCAGTTAACCTAGCACACAAGCAAGCAGCCTTCTTTCTTGAAACCTACCACACGTTGTTCCCTGAGATACGCAAGTGGCACAACGATACTATAACAGAACTCAAGCGCACACGTATGCTACGCAACTTGTTCGGATACCCTCGTATGTTTACACAAACCATAGAGCCATCCATGTACAAAGAAGCGTTCGCATTTGTGCCGCAGTCTACAGTAGGCTGCATCACTAATCTCGCATTCACAGACTTGTATAACAACCCACGCATCCGCGAGTTAGGGGCGGATGTAATGCAAAACAATCACGACAGTGTTCTACTGCAATGTGACTCACGCTATGCTAAAGAGGTTGCATCTATGGCCTGCGATGCGCTCAACCGAGAGATGCTTTCTCCGCACGGCGAACCTTTTCAGATGCGATCTGAAGCTATGATAGGGCCAAGCTGGGGGGAGATGGCAGATGTATGAACAATGATAAACATAGAAAAATGGCGAGGATATTTAAAAGATTTAGAGTCACCCAACCTGTTCATAGATTGGGGCTTTTACAGCATGATAGCGACAGCACTACAACGCCGCGTTTGGTTATACCCTGACACGTTCACGTTATACCCTAACCTGTTCGCGCTACTGGTCGGCCCACCGGCAGCAGGTAAGTCGCGTGTCATAGCGCAAGTGAGTGAGTTCGTTAAGCACCCGTCGCTCATCAAGCGTGTGCCGAAGAAGAAGTCTAACGAGGTAGACATCAAGCCGTTCTACCCTATCAGCGCGGATACGATAACACAGGAAGGTCTTGTGCGGTTCATCGTTGAAGAGTGTGCGCGTGACTTCTTCTACAAGAACGGCGAGAACAAGAAGATCCGCTCTTCGCACTTCTCCGTGGGGTTTATGATAGAAGAGCTGGGCGTTTTGCTACGCAAGAACACAGACAACATTGTCAATATGCTGAACCAGTTTTACGATAGTCGTGACTACACGTACAAGACAAAGCACCACGGCACAGACATTATCAAGAACGTATGCGTTAACATACTGGGCGGCGCAACGCCCTCTTTCATACGCACGGCGTTCAGTGATAAGATCATATCGCAAGGCTTTACGTCACGTGTCATTATGATATTCGGTGACGGCCCTCGCTTCTTACGGCAGTTCCCCGGCATAGACGATAAGCAGAAAGCTCTGAAGAAAGACCTCGTAGGACATTTGAAAAAGTTGTGTGATGTAGCTGGGCCGGTGAAGTTTACAGACGAAGCAGAAGCATACCATAAAGAAGTCTACGAGAGCGGCCAGCTAACACAAGATGTTGTCAACAAAGATTACAGGCTTGAGACTTACTACGGCAGGAAGAACGTACACCTGCTAAAGTTGTCTATGATAATGCACTTCGCAGATACCATAAACAGCATGATTATAGAGAAGTCCACAGTCGAGCGAGCCATGCGGTTCCTTGCACATACGGAAGCGCGGATGCACGAAGCCTACGTTAC